ACGCCGAATACGGTTTGTGGTGGGGCGAGGACTTCCTGTGGTGCGAGGATCTGTCGAAACAGATCGGCGGTCTCGCAGGCCTGTGGGTCGACCCGGACATCGAGATGACGCACACCGGGCGCTGGGTATTCAGGGGCAAGCTCGCCGATCATTACGACACGTACCGCCAGAACTTCAAGGATACGATGGCGCGCATGAAGGCGGCCGAGGCGCCCGTCTTGGCGGCACCGGAACGGAACGGCAGCGGCGCCAAACGCGCCCGCAAACCAGCGCGGAGACGGAACGGCAACGCTCCCCACGCGACATTCAACCCGAACGCGGCCACATGACGGACCAGAAATATCCGCTGGTGATGCGCCATCCGCAGCATCAGAAGGCGGAGAACGCGGATGGCGTGGCTCTGGTCCGCAAGACAATCGACCGCTTCTCACCCGTGACGGTCGGCGGCCAGGACCAAGAGGATTATTACCGCGGTCTAGGCTACATCCCCTTTGGAGAGGCACCACCCATGCCGGCTGCGTTCGCCGAATATCCCGTGATGCTCTACCACCCGGAGGCCGTCGAAGCCGTGCCGGTGGAGACGCACGACTATCTCGATGACGACAACAAGCCTCAGCGCATGGTGATTCCCGCCAAGCCGGCCGTGCTGCCGCCCGTCCAGGCGGGCTCGGCACAAGACGAGGCGGCATGGGGCAAGAAGGGCTACCGCCGTGTCGGCAAGGGTGATCCGGAAGCAATCTCGCGCTTGGCCGCCGGGACCAGCCTGGATTACAAGCCGGCGGAGTGGCCGAAGGTCGTCGGCGGCAAGGTGGTGCAGGACCCCGCTAGGCCCGCGCCAGGACCCATCGAGTTCCCGAAGTGGCTGCGCCACCCAACCAACGGCCAGATCGAGCCGGTCCTGGTCAATGACGCTGGCCAGCAGGCCGTGCAGCTCGCGGCCTGGGGTATTACGCTGGGAAGCGCTCCGGCGGTCGCTGCCGAGCCAGGATTGACCAAGGCGGGGCTGCCGCGCAAGAGACCAGGCCGCAAGCCGAAGGTCGAGCAGGCCGAGGCCTAATCGATGGCCACCGCGCGCGACGTCATCCAAGACGCCTTGGAAATGCTCCAGGTGTATGCGCCAGGCGAGACCATGTCGGACGCCGACGCGGAGCGCGGCTTGGGCGTCCTCAACGACATGCTGGACTCCTGGTCGAACGAAAGCCTTGCGTGCTACCAGATCAATCAGCAGTCGGTCGCGCTGACCGTCGGGAAGGCCACTTATACGATCGGAACGTCAGGCGGCGCGGATATCAACCTCACGCGTCCGCTCAAGATTCTCGACCAGCCGGGCAACGCCTTCGTTCTCGACTCCAACAGCAACAAGACGTGGCTCGACGTTCTGCCGATCGACCTGTGGGGTCAGATCCCCAATTGGTCATCGAGCGTCACGGCCAACATCCCGAATGCCCTGTTCTACGACCCGGCCTTCCCGCTCGGCACGCTCAAGTTCTCGCCCTTCCCCAACACGGCCGGATACACCGCATACTGGAACAGCGAAATCCAACTGAGCACGTTCGCGACGCTTTCCGCCGCGTTGAGCCTGCCGCCCGGCTACAAGCGGGCGCTCGGGACAAACCTGGCGGTCGAGATCAAGCCATACTTCCTCACCGGGCAACTCGACCCGGCTATCATCTCAAGCGCGTCCATTTCGAAGGCCAACATCAAGCGCACGAACATCCGGCCGCTGACCGCCGGCTTCGACCGCGAGATCGTCAGCCGTGCGACGGGCACATACAACATCTATACGGATTCCCAGGCCCCCCGGTGAGAACACCATTTCTGGGCGCGCATGCCGTCGCGCGGTCGCTCAATGCCGCCGATCAACAGTGCATCAATCTGTTCCCCGAGATGATCGAGACCAAGAGCGGCAAGGATGTCGGCGCGCTCTACATGACGCCTGGCCTCGATTCCCTGGTGACGGTGGGGACCGGACCAATTCGCGGCATGCATGCGCTCAGCACCGGAGGCCATCTCTACGTGGTATCGGGCAACAAGGTGTCCTCGCTTGATACCGATTTCACGGCAACCCAGCTTGGCACCATCACGACCGGGACCGGCGCAGTCAGCATCATCGACAACGGCACACAGGTGGCTCTATTTGACGGCAGCGCGGGCTATCTCATCACCGTGGCATCAGGCGCCTTGGCCGCCTTGGCGCTGCCGTTCTCCTCACCACAGATCGCCACGTATCAGGACGGCTATGGCTTCGTGAGCCAGGGCGGAAGCCAGAATGTGTACCAATCGGCGTTCAACGACTTGTCATCGTGGCCGTCGCTCAACTTCGGCCAAGCGGCGGGCCGGGCGGACAATATCGTCGCGCTAGCCGGCATTCACTGTGAGGTCTGGTTCCTGAAGTCGACCAACTTCGAGGTGTGGGTCAACGCCGGGACGTCGCCGTTCGTGTTGGCGCGGCTCGATGGTGTCTTTCCAGAGTTCGGCTGTGCGGCGCCGGCGTCGGTTTCGAAGGCCGGAGAGGCCCTGATCTGGTTGTCCAAGAACGAACAGGGCCAAGGCATCGTCGTCTTGTCGCAGGGCTACCAGCCGCGGCGCGTGTCGACACACGCCCTCGAGTTCGCCCTGGCGACATATTCGCAGATTGCCGATGCAGTCGCCTATGTCTACCAGCAGGAAGGCCACGTCTTCTACGTCATCAACTTCCCGAGCGGCGATGCGACGTGGGCACTCGACATCACGGCCATGATGCAGTTCGGGGTGCCGATGTGGCATCGCCGCGCGCTGTGGGTAGGCAGCCAATTCCGTCGTCATCCCGGCAATGCGTTCGCGTTCTTTGCCGGCAAATGCGTGATCGGCGACTACGGTTCCGGCAACCTGTACGCCTACAACATGGATACGTTGACGGACGCCGGAACGCAGCGGAAGTGGCTAAGAACGTGGCGAGCGTTGCCCAAGCCGACCGACAAGCCGGTTACATTCAACTCGCTCCGGATCGACATGGAAACGGGCATTGCCGTCGCGGCCGGGACAGACCCCCAAGTCATGCTGCGGTTCTCCGACGATGGCGGTCACGTCTGGTCGAACGAGATCAAGATGTCGGTGGGGAAGACGGGCGAGACGGCCAAGCGGGTCAAATTCAATCGGCTGGGCTCGACGCGCCGCAACAGCGGGCTTGATCGCATTTTCGAACTGTCGAGTAGCGATCCGTACAAGGTTGCGCTGATCGGCGCCGAGATCGAGGCCCGGTGACGTGGCCTCTAATCCGCAATTCGGGATGCTAGCGCACCGCGTCGTCCAGGGGTTGTTTTTGGACACCGCCGGCCAGAAAGACAGCGCCATCCGCGAATTGTGGCGGTTTCTCTACGACTTGTTCCAGGCATCGGGCAGTGGGACAGCGAGTGGTGGACCGGAAACCGTCATCACGGTGGGGGCCTCGCCGTTCGTCTACACCGCCTCACAGCGCGGCGCAATGCTGGTATCGGACGGCGGCTTAACGAATGTCGAGATATCTCGGGATGCCGGCATTACTTATCGCACGACCGGATCATTCCGCGGCATGTTCCCGATGACGACCAACGATCTGCTTCGCGTGACCTACCAGGTCTCCGCGCCTCACATGACCTTTTATCCGACGTGATGGCTAGGCCGTTCCTCATCGTCGGGTTGCCGCGGTCGCGCACGGCTTGGTTGGCGGCGGTGTGCAACACGGTCCCGAATGCAATCTGCTACCACGAGCCGGTGATTTCATATCCCTCGTGGCAAGAATCTCTGCTGCTGTGGCGGTCTCAGGACCGCGAATGGGTGGGGATCGCGGACTCAGGCATGGGGCTTCATCTCCGGGAAATCCTCGAGGAGTACCATCCACGAACCGTGATCATCGAGCGGGACTTGGAGGCCGTCATTTTGGCGATGAGGAGGCTCGGATTCGACGGTGATCCTCGGAAGTATTGCGTTGTGCTGCACGAGCGCCTGCGCCCTTTCAGAAACCATCCGCTGGTCAAGGTTATGAAATTCGATGAGTTATCGGCGGTCGGCGCCGTTCGCTCCTGTCTCTGGCACCTCATGCCGGGCGCTACCATCGACGGTGACAAGCTCGCCGCGCTGGAGTTTCTGAATGTCCAAGCGGACTTGAGGCGTGTCAGGCGGGTCATCGAGGAACGCAAGGCGGACGCCGCCCGCCTTCTCGGCGCCGACGTGGTTGCCGAGCTGTGCATCTGAAGCACTTCGCCAGGATAGGCGAGGGGATAGATGTCCGGCCGATCTTGCGGGAGCTGGACGACAACCCGCAGCTTTGGAACGTTCATCGCGAACGCGCCAGCTACGACGGGTCGCCGCATGCCGGCATATCGGACATCTGGCTACGGTTCCGCCCCCACGGAGCGCTGACCAGCAAAGAGAGTTACGCGCAGCCCTACGTGGATGGCGTGTTTTATCCGGGATGGAAGCGGCTTCCGTCCATCCACGGATTGACATTCGACCTGATGCGGCAGTTCTTGGCGGTGCATCTCGGGGTCATCCTGATAACCCGAATTCCGCCCGGCGGGAAGGTCGGATGGCATCACGACCGCGGCCGGTGGGCCGCCGAATACAACAACGTCAAACTCTACATCCCGCTCAAGGCGAACGACCACTGCATCAATCGGTGCGTCGACGAGTCCGTGGTCATGAGGGCCGGCGAGGCGTGGACCTTCAACAACCTCGACCCACACGCGGTCGAGAACAACGGCGCTGAGGAGCGCATCACCTTGATCATCACAATGCGGACGGAACGTTAGCCATGCCTATCGGGGCAGGACTTGCCGCCGCCGCCATTCCCGCAGCCACGAGCCTGATCGGCGGCGCCATCCAGGGCGGGGCATCGACGCAGGCCGCCGGTCAGCAGCAACAGGCGGCATCGGACGCGAGCCAAACCCAACTCCAGATGTTCAACCAGACGCAGGGCAATCTTGCGCCATGGCTCGCCTCTGGCATGGCGGCCAACACCGCTCTCTC